ATTCTTGTTCAGCGTTCCTAAAGTAAATCTCAGAAGCACAGTCCTTTGCTTGTTTTAGATTGTCACACAAAGTTGCATTCAAATCAGTAGCAAGGGGCCATGTTACACCAGATTTGCCTACTCCAGATTCACCAAACAAGTGAATCATTAATGGTTTCGTTCGAGGTCGATTGCCAAGCACGCCGCTATGGTCAGCTTCCTTCAAGAAGGCCGTACACAGGGCGAAACACTTTTGGAAATGGTCGGATTGATCAGGTTGGATGCGTAAAGTGGAAATATTGCGAGAATAATGAAGTCCTCGTTTATACAAATTATTTATTTCATATATCAATGCTTTTTCCTTCTTCACTCTCTCAGCAATTGGATTTTCCGGATCTACCAAAGAAATTACTCTCTGGGACCAAATCGTATATCCATCAAGATAGGCTTCCAAACTATGGTTCAGAACACCTGGGAAAACTTGCTCTATACACCATTCCGCAGTGGCTTTAAACAAATCACCTGCTGATTTGAAGAAATCAGCCATGGATTTCAGATGGCGGCATCTGTTTCCAAAGAAAGCCAACATTTTCTCTGTATCCATCCCTTTTGGTAGTCCTAAAGCAAACTGCATAATAGCAGCTATTGCAATTGCAAGTCCAGTCACTGTCATCTTCTGATTCCCCATCACAGTTTCTTTTATATGTGCAAAAGTTTCAAAAGAACCAAGATCCAATCCTTGTTTTTCAACCAAATGGGAATGGTATGAGGGTGTGAACAGCCAATTCTTGATGACATCAACTATTTCAGAACCAAATTCAACGCTCACATTGAACAAGAACGAAGCAATTTTCCACCCATCTTTTGCCATACCAAAATTAACAAGCACTTTAGCAAGTTTCATCAAGATGGGCGTCATGTCAAGGTCGTTCCACTCAAATTTCATTGGCGTCATAGCTACTTTCAATTGCTCAAGAATAGTTGACGCTTGATCAGCTGTAGTTCCGAATTTGGAAACGGCTCCATTAATATTCTCCATA